CTACTATCGCTTACGACCAGAGAAGGATTGATATTCCAATTTCTTGCACATTACCTTAGTTTTGTTTCCTGCTCGTTCCAATAGTTACACCAGTCGCTTTTGAATATTTCCTCGTTATGTTTCCAGTCGTCATACTCCTTTTGGCGTTCAAGTTCCTTTTTCTGCTTTTCCAGAATAATAACTTGTTCGTTCGTTAGTATGATTTTCTTTTTGATTTCAATTACCTTTATTTCCAAGTCAGTTTTAACTGGCTCTTCAGGAGGTATTTCATCAATAGGTTCAACTGGTACTACGGCGGATTTAATTACCTTCTTTCTAGGCAATTTAATCTTAATAGCAGACACAACGGCAGGGGCAGAAGCGGAAGATACAGAGGCGGATTCCATATTATATATTAGATAAGCGGTTTCTCTTTATATCCTTTTTCAAAATATATTATATTGTGTATCGTAACATATTAAAAGTAAGGCAGTTAGTTAATGGCTTTATCTTTATATCCTTTTATAATATATATTAGTATGTATTGAAAAGGGGGCAGTTAGTTAATGGCTTTATCTTTATATCCTTTTATACTATACATTAGTGTGTTTATTGAATTAAGATATATAATATATATTCAAAAAGGATATAGAGAAATAGCGATATATAATATATAAGGTGCGATGGCGGAAGAACTTAAAGTTATGTACCCTGTGATTAATAAAATCAACAAAATACATAATATCCAAGGAATTATGACTACCTGTGGAATTCTACATAAACAGGCAAATATCATCAAAACTGATGAGGAAGAAATTTCCTATTTAGAAGAAATTGAAACCTATATTGGTAATTTATATTGCAGTCAAATCACTAAAATAAAATTGAAAAAACAGCAAATAGAAAAGGCGAAAAAATTTGATATGAGTAAAATTCAAAATCTACCTGATGATATGATTTATGAAATCTCAACTTGGATACAGCCAGAACTACAATACACTAAAAAGTTTATGGTTTTACAAAAATTTCAAACTAGTATATCTGGAAACTGGGAGATGGAACTATTTTTAGTGAAACTACCAAAAGCACTACTTATTGATTTGATTAAAGATAAGTGTAATATCTACTCAAGTATGTATTGTAAAACAAGTCACCAAAAGGAAAAGTGGTGTAGAATGATGATTGAAGAACTTAGTAAGTTAGTTGGAGAGCAGAGAGGAAATATAAGAATTGATAAGCACTTAGCGATAATGAATGATGAATATGGTAGTGATAAAAATATTGATAAGTGGTTTAAACTATTTCTACATATTCAAACTTATAAGAAATACAGGCAAGAACTTGAAATAGATGATAAGATTATTATTGGAAAATTGAATAAACTCAAAAATACAAAAATTAGTGTAAAATAATATATCTGTGTTGTATATAATGGAATACGACAAGGACTTTATATTTAAGAAACTCAAGCCACGAGAAGAAAATCGTAGGCAGCGAAGAGGTAGTATGATTACTTTACCAGTAAAGAAAGAAGAAAAAATAGTAATAGGAGAACCTATAAAAATAGAATTGAAGGTTATTGATTTAGGGATAGTTGAATAAAATAATATCTTATACTTTTATATAAGACATTATGGAAGAAGTATTTCAAACTACTATTGAAAAGCAAGTTGAAAATATTATTGGTTTTAAGAACCTAATTGATAAAGACCCAACAAACGATTTTTTTTTGTACCCTTTTATGAGTATGGTTCTAAATCTAACTGATAGTAGAGGATTTCTTACTGAGTTAGGTCTAAGTATGTTGTTTAACGATATTACAGAGGACTTTAACATTATTAAGGAAAAGCAAAAGGATACTCCGCAAGAAAATATATTACGACTTGCACTATACTTTACAATATGCTTTAACCTTAATATTTACTTTGGTGGATTTATACTTGGACTTGATACTGAGGAAGGTAAAAAGTATGCTGAAAAACTACCAGAAGAACTACTTACCTATCTTAAGGAAATTATGGAAAGGGCAGATAAACTACACCCTGTTGTAGAGTATCAATTAAAAGCACTACTCCATCAACTTACTGATGATAATGCTAAGGCGTATAACGAAGAAAAGCGTAAGCACTGGACTAAAGATATATTTCAAACTAGCGTTCATATACCAGCACACCCAGACGATTTACCTGAGGGATACAAGCAAGAGAACTCTATTAATATACCTTAAAATCCTCATCATTAATGCCTTTACCAACCATCTTTAATCCAGGTATTTTAAAGCGATTTTTTTGCTGGTAAAATATCATAGCATAACGATTACCTTTGAATGCTTCTGTCTTGTGTGCTAATCTAGCACCATTAAAACAAATAACGCTATTATGACTATCGTATAGTGTAGGTTTATCTTTATCATCGTATATATATAAACCACCACCAGTATAATCACCTAAAAAAGTAATACAACCAACGCCATCGTTTCCGCCATCTTTGTGCTTCTTTGCTTTAAGGTTCTTATTTACAGTTATTACTGAATACTCAAAGCCAGTAGGTAAAATTTCATTACCATATTCTACTATTGCTTTAAAAAGTTCTGGATTTTCCTTGTTCTTAGTAAATTCTCCAACAGGTAAAAATCTTCTTCTACCACCACCTAAGTTAAAAGTATAACCTTTCGTTCCTATAATTTCGCCACGCTTTTTAGAGCCAGAGAAATAAAATCCACTTGAAACTGATGGTATTCTTGCGTTACTAATTAGTTCTTCTACTTTTTGCTGTAGTTTTCTAATTTTAGGTGTAACAATAATTTTATCTGTAAGAATTTCTGTATTGTCTGGATTATCTCTATCAAGCATATCATTAGTAAGTTTTCCTCCTTCAATTATTTTTAGTGGTATTTCTGGTGTATTAAGAATTAGTTTAGACCGCTTTCTATACTCGTCGCCTTTTACATCAATTTTCTTAATGTATTCTGGATAAGCAGATAAAAGTTTTTGATTATTACTAAGCAAACTATCTACTCGTTGTTTCTTACCACCACGCTCATCAATTTTTCCTCCAGGCGTAAGTTTTGCTGATATGATTATAACATTATCGTACCTAATTACACCTGCATCTTTTTTATGATACATAAATAGTAACTCCAATTGTTCGTTTTCCCCTTCCTCTAAAGTGTATTTTATCTTCATACTTTTGCGATTTATAATACCAAGAAAATCACCACTAAATTCTGCAAAGCCAACAACAGCATAATCTTTCATAATTTTTTTGTAGAATGGATTATACATATTCTTTGTCGTCCATAAAAACTTTTTCTCATCTTTTAGTGACTTAAAAGCGTTTTTGATAAAGTAATCTAATTCTGTAAGGTCACTAACTTTTCCTTTTCTTTTAACTCTAATATTAGAAACATCATCATCAATAAATACTATGTGTTGTCCTTCATCAAAGTAATCAATAATAAAGTTTCGTTGATGAGATATACCCTTTTTACCAACTACAATTTTATGATACAATTCTTTTGGTATAGAACTAGAGTATAATTTCTCTTGTTCTTTATCTGCTACGAAAATATAAATATTACTTGATTTTACTCCTCTTGATAATAAGAGTGGTAATGTTTTTTCTTGTATAGTTTGTTCTCTATGATATGATGGAATTACAACTATATAGTCGTTTTTTTCTAATGGGGCGACAGACCCCCCAGTTAGTTTAAAAAAACTTTTCCATTAGCACCAAGATTTTTTTGGTCGTATTGCTCGGCAACAAACTCTTCTCTAGAAGTAGGCATCCCCATACCTACTTTACCCTTTCTATAACCTGCTTTACAGGCAGGGCTTTTGAGTGCTTCGTTGTATTTCATATTGTGCTTCTTAGCAAAGTCCTTCACATACATAATCCAACTATTCGCCATCTTTCCTATATTATTAGTATGAGATTTTTTATTTCCTGTTCCACCTAAAGTTTCCTTTAATATATTTTTTAGTTCAGCCCTTTTTCTAAGAGTTTCTGTGATTAATGGGTCTTCATTCGCCATTCTTTTTTGCTCTATTCTTTCTTTGTTTGGTGGTCTTAATTGATATTGCTCTTCAGGTTCAGGTGCAACTTTGACTTTAGATTTACCTTGACCCCTACCAGTTTCAATATCTCTAACTTCAACATTAGTCAAAGGAGCAGAAAACTCGTGAGGATAAACAGCGTAATGGGCTGGAACCAACTCTCTTTGAACTACTCTTGCTATTGCTCTTGGAATACCATTAGGAACAGGGCGAGCAGCAATAAAGTTCGCAACTGGAGGAGGAACTGGTCGGTTTCCCATAATACGATTGTACGCAAACTTGTATAATTCGTTTAACACATACAAACCACCAGCAGAGCCAAGAGCCATTACAATTGCGTCAGTATCGCTTAGTGCTCCTCCTTCTATAGACCTTGTTTCACTATCAGTATTAGCACCTTCATCATTACCTATTAATATCAACTCATTAACCAGATTATTAATATCGTTACTTAATTCAAAGGTAAAATTTCCTTCTTCCATCATATTTACAGCACGACTAATATCACCATTATCGTTTTTTATGTAAGTCAAAATCATACTTATTCTTTCATCATTATCTAAAGTATTAATATAATTTATAACATCAGGTCTGTCTTGAAGAAAATTCGTTTCAATATAATTAAATATAAAATCAACATCATCGCTTAATGCACCTCCTATTTTTCCTCCAACATTAAATTGGCTATATAATTCTGTTGCTCCGCCTGCTCCTGTAACATAATTTTCTATTTGTCTTAGTGTTAGTTGATTACCATAATGGGTTTCAAGACCTAAGCGAAATCTTGGTAAAACATTATCAATACCTCGTATAGCATTAGCAAAATCAGTACGACCTTGACCTGGAGTAAGAAAAGGTGACCTATAAGAATTAATGGCTTGAGCGATATTCATAGTTTGCTGTTGTGTTAGTGGTGCTAATTGATTTGGCTGTGGCGGAAGAGGAGGGAATAAATTTTGAGGCATCATACCGCCTTTTTTTAAAACAATATTTATATAAAATCTTGCTCTTTTTTTTGTTATTTCATTAAATTTATCAGGATTAGCAAGAACCATCATAGCAAAAGAATGTAAATCAAGATTTTTTTTATTGGCTCTATTGAACTCTTTTAGTTGTCTAGTGAAAGTTCCAGATTTTAATCCAAATCCTTCAAGTTCTAATGGGTCATAAACATCAGGTTCATCATCATCATCATTAAAAGGGTCAAATTTATATAACTTATTTGATGGCTCTTCAGCATCAGTACGAACTTTTTCTTCAGGAGGAACATACTCAAATAAATTTTGGAAATCTACACCTTCAATATCTAGTTCTTCAGGTGAATATTTTCTTTTCTCTACCTTTTTAGATTTTGATAAAATCGGTTTTTGCTTTATGTAATCTTTCATCAATAATTTTCTTTCCTTCGTTTTAGCAATTGCTCCTGTGCGTTCGGCTCTTCGTGTATCAGTTATAGTTTCTCCTTTATTTAGTTTTCTTTGCTCTTGAGTGGTATAAGGTGCGACAGCAGGATAATTACCTTGATTTGATGAAAATTGTCTTAAATTAGCCCAATTCTCACGAATAAATTCACGAACTACTCCTAGGTCTGCTCCAGGTTGAATTCTATTTAAGCCAACTAAAAAATTTACTGCTTCTGCTCTATCATTAGGCGTTATGAATGGAACAAAAATAGGATTGTTTATTGCTTTGTATATTAGTATTCTTGGGTCACTATTATTAGCAGTATAACTTTTTTTTGCTCCTACGCCTTGTTTTAATATATCAACTCTCGCACCAATATCAGTAAGAGTATTAGCAATCTTTCTTAATCTATCATTACCTTCAAATAAAACTTTGGTTTCCTGCTTAATCCAAGAAATATCATTAGAATTTCCAATATTATTTGCTTGTAGAAAAGAAGATAAAAAATCCTGACAATTATTATCCTTTGCAGAATATACAAAAAATTTACCACCCATACGCTCTTTGGTCTTATTTAAAGCATTAGTTAAAGTTAATCCATTAGGAATTGAACTACTATCAATATTTTTACTTTCAGTATCTTTTGGTAATTTACAGCCATATTCAGCATTAATTACTTCATTCTTTTCTAAAGTAATTTTACCATTAGCAAATTCAATACACATAAAAAGATGAAAAAGTTTATCATAAGGAGTATTTTGTAATTTTTGGCTAAAAGTATTACCACTAGCAATTTGTAAAGCAGTCATCAAAGGTTTTCCAAGCGGAGTTCTATTGATAGTTATACCAGTAATAATCTTATCACCATACTTACTAATAATATCACGAACTTTGGGAGGATAATCATTACGACCTTCAACCAAAGCAATAGCAGTATCCTTAATTTTTTTAGCAGTTCCAGTAACAAAAGAGCCAACTTTACTCGCAATATTTTTTACATCATCAATAATACCTTCGCCTTTTTGCTTACGCTTTTTAGCACCAGCCATAGTTTTAGATATTTTTGCTTTCTTTGCTTCTTCTTGTGTGAAGTATTTTTTAGGACGACCTCGTTTTTTATTTTCAGTAATAGTCATACTAATATTTTCGTTTTTAACAGGAACAAAATTTCCTGCTAAATCTTGAACTTGAGTAAATTTTTCAACACCTTTACTTTTACGATATTCACTAGAACAATTAGCATCCTTTAATGCTTCCTTATAAGTAATCTTATGCTTTTTAGAATAATCTTTCACAAAATCAGTCCAGTGCGTCATACAATTATTATATACTAAACAAATATAATAATTTCAATTACCATAATATTTTATCACTATAGTATCCTGGACTACCTAAAACTTTTCTGTCTTTATTATGGCGTATTTTATACAATCTGCGTCTTTCATCAGCATATTCCTTACCTTTTTCAATAGTATAAGTAGGATAATCCTTATATCCCTTTGCCCCAATAGAGCAAATAAATTGATTATTCCAATCAAAAACATCAATTTTTTTCTTAGGATTAGTGGATGGCTTTATTTTAACACCCAACTTTTCTGCCTGCTTAAAAGAGTAAGGTTTTATTTCATAATCAATTCCCTTACCTTGAAACGCTGGTAAATTACTTTCGCCTTTAATTTTTTGTTTTAAAATTATTTGTTTTATTAAATCTTCGTAATCAATTTCATTAGGAGTTAGTGGGGTATTTTTATTTACTCTTTTGGTTGGTCTATATACAGGATAATCTAATCCACCAATATCTTTCCAATCTTCTTTAAACCAGCGTTTTAAGTTTTTTGGCTTCTTATCATCAGTATAAGTTCCGCCCATCTCTTTATAGGTTTTAACTATAAATCCGCTCTTATAAGCACTTGGTTTAGAATATTTTTCATCAGCAATTTCCTTTGCTTTCTTGTATAATTCTGGATTATCTATTATAGGCATACTTATACATTATTGATAGAATTATTTTCTTGAACTGGACTTAATCTATCAATTAGTTTTTTATCCAAAAGATTACTATTTTCAAATAACTTAACATATTCGTTATATTTCTCATCTAAATATTCCTTTGCTGGTATAGGTCTATGCTCTCTAACAAGTGATAAAGTTTTAAAAATATCAATACTTAATAGGTAGTAATCTCGTGATGCTAATAATTCGTTTTCCATACTTTTTTGAATAGTTAAATATAATTCTATTGAGCCAACAATAGAGCAAACTAATGCTAATAAGCAAGTTGATGCACTAATTAATCCTTGATTTAAATAAGGTTGTAATCCCACAGAAATTATTGAATTGATGCCTGATAAAATTATCACAGGTAATCTGTAGTATTTTAAAGTTTCTTTTAATTTAAAATATCGCTTTTTATGCTCTGCTGTTAGAAATACGCAATTAACTCTTATATTCTCTAAAACACATTCTATATCTTGTGACCAATCGTTCTCCATTATTATATAATTAGATTTTTAAAGCCATTCTGGTAATTTGGACTTTACAATATCTACAATATATTTGTCGTCTGCTCCCCAAGCAGCATATTCATCTCCTTCAATTAAAAGTTCCTTGTATTGTGTATATTTTTCCTCTCCACGACTGCAGTTAATATGAATTGCTATTATTGCTTGTAGTCCTAAGACAATATTGATTACAGATACTCTAAATCCTAAAACTTTTACAACTTTTTCAAGAGGGGTTTCTAAAACAACTTCGTTTGCTGGCTTTACAACTTCTACTGGGGCTTCTACAACAAATTCCATTATATATCTTATTAAGATAAAATTTTGAAATAAAATTATATTAAAAAACCATTACACTTACTCTAGTTGTTAAATTAGTACTACCGCCAATATTTAAAGCACCACCAGAATTTTGATAAGCAGAAATATTTAAAGTTTCACCTGCGTTTAATACAGCAATAGCAGAGCCACATACACAACATTCTGCTGCTGATGTTGTGGCGTAATAAAAAGTACCTACTTTTCCTTGACCAGATGTATTTATCCATAATACTCTAATACCAGTGGCGTTTGCTGCAAAAGATATATTAGAAACAATATTAAGAGTCACACTATAAGAATTAGAATTAGTAAAAGTTCCAGCAGAATAAGTAAGACCAGTTGCAGTTCCATTCCTAGCATCCGCAGTAGGAAAATTAACTAGTATTTCTGCATTATTAGTAAGAGATTGAGTTGATGAATTAAATTGGTACGCAAGCATAGGTGAATTTAAATATCTAATAGTTCTTGGTATAATAACAGTTTCCGTAGAAGTTCCCAAAACAACTTGATTTGATGCAGTAGCAGCAGCATCCTTCCCAATAGCAGTAGATTTTGTAAAAGTACCAGTAGTAGCATTATGACCAACAGCCGTACCATTCGTTCCATTAGCAATCGTTCCGTGACCCAAAGCCGTAGCATTCGCTCCTCCAGCGGCAGAAGTATATCCAATAGCAGTAGCATTCACTCCACTACTACCAGCAGTAGAACTTACACCAATAGCAACACAATTGTCGTTCAACCCAGCAGAAGCGGAAGTCCCAATAGCAATAGAACTAGCACCTTGAGCAATAGCACTTTTACCAATAGCAACAGTAGAAGCACCAAAGGCATTAGAACTGGCTCCAATAGCAGTACAATCAGTAGCACTAGCAGAAGAACTGGCTCCAATAGCAGTAGCAGTACTAATAGTAGCAGCAGTAACAGCACTCGCTCCAATACAAACATTATTATTACCAGATGTGGTTAAAGCACCAGTATTATATCCAATAGCAGTATTACTACTTCCTGATGTATTAAGTTTTAAAGCACCAGTACCAAAAGCACTATTATTACTACCACTATCTAAAACAGGTAAATTTAGTGACTGACCAAAGCCGCAATTATCTGTTCCAGTAGTTATAGCAGAGCCAGTACTATATCCAAAAAAACAATTATTAGCACCAGTATAAGCAGTTGATTTTGAATTATAAGAGGTATTATTAGTATTACTAGTTAAGAATGATGATTGTATTTGTGTTGCTCCAGTCACTACTAAAGCAGGTATAGTTTCTGTTCCTTGACCTGTTGGGAACTTTAAATACCTAGCATCCGCCTGTGCTCTCGTTAAATCTCCTCCTGCTCCTCCTGCAGTTTCCCATAAACTAGGTATAAATACTCCGCTGGTTGATGTTGGAAAACTTGATTGCGACATACTATATTGTATTTAGATAAAAAAAAGCAGATAATATTTTATATACCTATTATATAGTTATGCCTCCTAAGGAAAAAAAAGCAGAATTAGTTGATTGGTATAAGAAAATACCAGAAAGGTTCTTGCTAAAGTCGCACAACCCTTATTATGAAATCCACAAAATAAAGTTGCCTTTTCGTATGATTATTATGGGTTCAAGTGGCTCTGGAAAAACTCAAACACTTTTATCTTTGATATACAATATGCCTGATACTTTTGAAAATATATATATTGCGACAAAAAATAAAGATGAGCCCTTGTATAACTATATTGATGAAAAGTTGGGTAAGAAAGGTTTAAAAGTAATGGAAATTGATAAAGATGGATTGCCTGACCTTGATAAACTAAATAAGGAACAGCAAACATTAATAGTTATGGACGATTTAGTTGGCGAAAAGAACCAAAAACCGATGGAGCAGTTCTTTTTAAGAGCAAGAAAGAAAAACGCAAGTTTAGTTTATATTACCCAGTCCTATTATGCTGTGCCGAAGATGATTAGAAATAATATGACCTATCTTATCGTTAAACAAATTAGTAGTATGAAAAACCTTACGATGATTGCTCGTGAGTTTGATTTAGGATTATCAAAAGACACTATTACAGCGATGTATAAAGACGCAACTGCAGAAAAGAAGAATTTTCTTATGATAGATTTGGAAGCAGACCAGCGTGATAGGTTTAGGAAAGGTTTTAATGATATATACGATGTTGAGGAGGAAACGGCGTAATATTTAGAAAGTATTCTAATAGTTTTGTATTTATTTTTTTCTCACTAAAAGATATAAACTAGAATGAGCGGAACAGGCAGTTTAATGATTAGAAATCTAAAAAAGCCAAGCGATTATTCCAAGGCGGTTATGACCCAAGATGAGTTGCTGCGTATAGCAATTGCTAATGATGCTAATGTAGCAAAAGCGAGAAAAGGTTTCCAGCAGGGTATGGTAGAGGAAGTTTCCCAGCAGTTACAAAAATCTCCTGCAGAACTACAAGCAGACCAAGCGTTACAGGAAAAAACTGCGTTGGATAATTTACTACAATTATTTCCTTACAGAGAAGTTAGTCAAATTATACCTTCATTAAGCAGCGATGAAATATTTCTTTTAAATACTACTTTTCCACAGATTAAAAATACGATACAAAAGAAATTTAATACAAAACTCGTATCACCAACATTCTTTATTGAATTTTTGAGAAAATATATTGAAGAATTGAATGAAAGTAAAGGCGTTGATAGTAATAGCACTTTAATTAAAAATAAATTTAATCAACTTACTGATAATATTAATGATGTTAGAGCCATCTTACCAACACAAGAGCAATTCAATTCATTATCGCAATATCTTCGCTTTATAGAAACATTACCAGTTAGTATTGTTGAGCCAGTTTTGGAAAGAATACAAAGATTACAGGATGCTTCTCTTAGTGCTAGTGATTTTAAAAGGGTTAGTGGCGACCAAGAAATACTACAATATGAAACTTTGGCTCAATTACAAAATATTACTGAAAGTATGCCTACACGAGAGGAAATTACTCGTATTATTGATGATATTAGAGCAGGAAGAGTATCACAGCAAGAGGGATTTATGAAAATAGAAAATAGTATTTCTGGTATAACAAATTCTCAACTTGATTTACTTGAGGATATTAAGCGTGAGATACAGCAAAGTGCTACGCCAAGTTTAACTACGCCACTAGATATATCATCACAAGTCCAAATTGGTATTCCAGGTATTCCATCAATCGCAGTAGCAAGAAAAATAACTGCAGCAGGAACTCCAGGTGCTAGAGATGATTTATATATTATTTATACTGATGGTAGAAACGAAGTACTTACTTTATCTGTATTAAGAGATTTATTACAAAGAAACGAAGAGTTTCGTGGTTGGTATGCTCGTAATGTTACTGGTGCTGCTAATATTTCCAATTTAAAAAATTATATAGGAAGAGAAAGTGCATTAGGAGTAAGAGCAAGAGTAGCAGAGGCAAAGGAAGGAGTTGGAATAAAAGCAAAAAACGGAAAAATAGTAGCAGCGAAAAAAATAGGAAAAGGTGTTAGTTTTGAAGCAGAGCCAAATTATAGACAATTTGGAAAGTATGTTATTAATATGCCTCAATTGAAGGAGCGTGATATTTTGAATGTTAAGTTTCCCAGTTTGGGTAGAATACCTCAATATAAACCTATTGCGATTAGTGATGTTTTTAAGGAATTTATTTTAGAACTATTAGATAGTGGGAAAGTTAGTCAAAGAATATACGACCAAATACCTATTGATGAGCGACAATTATTTGAGCGTATCGCCACTGGTGCTGGATTAGCACATAAACTTAAATTAAAGCGAACCATTACTGATGAAGATAAAGCGGATAATGAACGATTTGCTATTTTAAAGGGAGAATATTTAGCAGGAAATAACTCAGTTGCGTTAATGAAAGAATTAAGAAAAATAGTTGTTAAGTTTATGACGCAAGGTAAGATATTAAAGCAAGATGGAATGAATTTGCTAATGGAATTATCAATTTAGTTTAATTGAAATATTATTTTATATAGACATACTATATAATATGAGAACCTTAATTCTTAATAGTAGTAATGTTGTAGCAAACACAAATAATTCAGTATTTCAATATTCCTTTCCTGCTGGTAATGTTGAATTTGTTGAAGGCGAAAAACTTGCTTTGGGTTCGCTCCAGATGTATTACTCAACCTTTAATATAACCGCTGCATTAGGTAATAATAGTTTTAGTTATGTTTGGGTTGATGGTAGAGAAATTACTATAACTATACCTGATGGATTTTATGATATATCGCAATTAAACGATTTTTTGCACTTTGTTATGGTTCAACAGGGTCACTATTTATTAGATACGGCTGGTACTTATTATTATTTTTTAAATTTCTTAGTTAATTCTTCTACCTACCAAATTACTATTAATGCGTATCCTATAAGTTTAACTCTTTATCCTGTAGCAACTTATACTATTGGAACTTATGCGGCATCAACTATTACAACCTCTTCGCCTGCTACGCCAGTTTTTTGGAGCAGACCAACAAATCCTATTACACCTATGGTTCGTGTTTTATCAAATAATTTTAGGAATGTTATTGGTTTTGCTGCAGGATTTTATCCCCAAGGTCAAACTGGTTATGCTATTACTGTTCCAACAACATCATTAGCACAGGCAGCAATTACTAATTCTCCTGCCTCAACAACTTTTTCTATTACTTCTATTGTGGCTACTGCTTTGACTACCACTGGCTCTCCCTCTTTATTGGCTGGTATGGTTATATCAGGAACAGGTATTACTGCTGGAACTTATATTGTATCAGGTTCAGGTAATAGTTGGGTAGTATCTGTATCGCAAACTGTAGGTGCTATTACTGGAACTTTTTACTCTATGGGTGCTACTCAGTCCCCAAATTATTCATCAATACAAACTTTTTCGTCCTCTTCTGTGCCTCAAGTTTCTCCATTATCTTCTTATGTTTTAACCTGTAATTTGCTGCAGAATAATTATGCTATTCCAAATAGTTTGCTTTATAGTTTTGCTCCTAATGCTGTATTTGGCGAGCAATTTACTGTAGCACCTAATCAATATAGTTTTATTGATATACAGAAAGGTCAATATAACGCTTTCCAAGTTTCGTTTTTAGACCAAAATCTTAGACCTGTGGCTCTTCAGGATAGTAATTTAGTAATTCTATTGGTTGTTGCTACTAAGGACGAGTTGAAACTTTAAATTATAAAAAATTATCTTATATATATAATATATAGTATGTATATTCATAGTTTAGGAAAAACTACTAGCGGCTCTGGTTTTAAAACAAGTAAAGGAATGACTAAGCAACATAAAGTAGTAAAACCTTTTAATCGTGGTAAATATTCTGGTTTAGTCCCAGAGATTTATGAAGGTGCAGGAGTTCAGCGAAAAAGCGAAATTTTGCGTAATTTAAAAATTTCTCAGCCAAAAGTCCCCAAAAAATATATCTCCTTTGATTTCTAAGATAGATTTAGCAATATCATACTAAAATATTTTTCTGTATGATATATATATAATGGATTCCCTTGTATTTGAGGAAAGCGTTAATACGGAGATGATGTCCAACGAATTCGTTGATAAGCAGTGGCTTTATGTTAATGATAATAACAACGGCTCTTACGCAGGTCAAATTGTTTTAGACACAACTTCCCTTTCTAATTGTGGCTCTTATATTAACTGGAGCGAGGCGTTTTTAGCCATTCCTTTAGTTCTTCAAGCAGAAGGTTCTGCTACGGCTATTACTGATAGTAAAAGTTTGGATTATATGATGGGATTGAAGAACGGCTTCTGGCAAATTCTTCATAGTATGAGCGTTGAATTTAACAACGGCTCTATTATTCAGCAAACCCCTTTCTTGAATGTGTTTAGCAGTTTCAAAAATCTTACTTCTTGGTCTAACGATGATGTTAAGAACTTTGGTGCTGTGTGCGGTTTCTCGCCTGATACATCACGCTCGTGGCTTTACAATAACAACACTCAAAATCCTGCCTCGCTTCTTAACTTTATGAATACATCAGGACAGGGCTTCTGCAATAACCGCACTTGCCCCTATGTTACAATTCAATCATACGGATACTGGACTGGAACTTTTGCTGCTTCTTCCACCGCTACTATGACTAATATTACAACTCTTACAGGTCAATTGTCTATTGGTATGATGATTTTTGGTGCGTTTGTTACTGCTGGAACTTATGTGACTGCTATTACTTATACTTCTGGTGTTGCTACAGGTGGTACTCTTTCTGCTGCTACGACTGGTGCTGCTGCTATTACTATTCCTTACACTGGACTTAACCCACTCCTTCCTGTTAATGTTGATACGACTTGTGCTACGGATAGTGATAATCTTCGTTCCCTTCACAACGCTGGTCTTCAGCAAAGAATGTCTTGGTTGAACTATTCCCTTTCTAGTTTGGGTTCTAATGTTGCACCTTCGCTAACAAACTCTTTAACTTCTAACCAAGTTTCTCTACTCGCTGGTGCTGCATCAACGGCTACTTACCCTGTTTCTACTGCATCTGGATACAATCAAATTTTCCAATCTTATGTCCGTAAGGCATCAACCACTCGCTCTATTGTTTTTGATGCGGTTATTCGTCTTAAAGATATTGCGGACTTTTTCCAAAAGTGTCCTCTTCTTAAGGGTTCTACTATGCGTATTTACTTGAATACCAATCAGGTATATTTTACTGTAGGTGTTTGTGCTGCTGTTGTTGCTGGTACTGTTTCCACAACCTCTGGTTCTGCTGGCTCTGTAATGGCTCAATCTAATACTGGCTGTATTGCTCTTACATCCGCTCCTATTATTTTGGGCGGTGGTGGAACTAATCCTGTGATGGTTGCCTCTATGGATTTGGGACAGGGCTCTTATGAATTAGTACCAGCACTTCCAGGATTAAAAACAGTCGTCCCTAGTGCCCCTGAAAGTGTTAAAATTGGCTTGTCTATTGTTAGAACGCAATTCACATCAGGTCAATTTACGGATACTGTATCTGCTCCTGTTACAAGTGTTCGCCTATATGCTCCTGCTTATACTATGTCGCCAATCGCAGAGCAGCGTTATTTGTCGCTTACGCCATCAAAGAAAATTGTGTATAATGATTTATTCCAATACTCTTTTACTGGTGTAACATCAGGACAAACTTTTTCGTTCCTTGTAACGAACGGCATCCCTAATATTCGTGGAATTTTGGTTATTCCTCTTCTTCCCAAAGCATCCAACGGAACTGCCTCCACTTATGATACGACAACTCCTCTTGCTGGAATTACTGCCTCATCTCTTCTTTCCCCCTTCTCTACTACTGGTGGAACTCCTGACCCTATTTCGCTTACAAACTTTCAAATCCAAATTAGCGGTAAGAACTTGTTTATTAACAATCTTCAATACGATTTTGAAACCTTTTTGGAGCAACTTTCTTGCTCTAACCAGTTGAATGGTGGTCTTACTACCTCTCTTTCTTCTGGTCTTATTGGCTTTGAGGATTTTGAGGGACTTTACCGCTACTATTATGGTAATGCTGGTCGCTCTGTTCCCAGTGAAGATGGCGTCGCAAAGGCAGTCCAAGTATCTGGAACGAATAACTCCCCTGTTACAATTGACTTTATGGTGTTTATTGAGTTTGAGCGTCAAATTACTGTTGATGTTCGTACAGGTGCTAGAATTATGTAAATACAGGGAATTTCACAAAAATATTAGTTTATTCTTTTTACAAGATTTAATAGCATAATCTAGTAGGTTTAGAAACCTTTTTCAAAATATTTTTATATATAACATTATATATAAGAATGGAGGTTATGAATGTTCCTCAAGCGAGTAGCGTGATTAGTAAAGCCCCAAGTCGTATTACTTTAGGTAGAGTTAAAAGGGGCAAAGGTCCAGCGATGGATTTTGTAAAATCTATTGGAAAAAAAGCGTTAGGACACGCTAAGGATTATGCAGTAGGACAAGCAAAAGAACTTGGAAGAAAAGCACTAGATAAGGGCTCTAGAATGGCTGTTGATTATTTAAAAACTAAATTAGGTTTAGGAATGAAACTTTCATCTGGAATGGTTGGAATACCAGTAAAAATAAGTGTGGCTCAAAAACGAACTTTGAAAAGGGGTGGTGCTATTACCATTAGTCCTAAGATGATTGATGAGGCATCAAGCGAAATTTTATCTTTACTTCCCAAATCTGCTAATAAAATACTTCGTTCTCTTTCAAAAGATAAGGGTATTAGGCACGCACTTAGTATGGGTGAAGATTTAATTAATCAAATAACTGGAAGAGGATTTTTTGATGATATTGCTAGTGCTTTTAAACCCCAAAATATTGCTCGTGCGTTTGAACCTGTTACAAGTGCTTTTCAGCCACAAAATATTGCTCGTGCTTTTGAACCTGTTACTAGTGCTGCTACTAAAACTTTTACTCCACAATTAGGTCGTGATATAGCAAAAACTCTTATTGATGAGGCATTACCACGAGTAATAAAAGGTGCAGTTTCATCAGGCGTTTCAGCGGTTACTGGTAATCCAGCGTTAGGTATGGCTGCCGCAGAAACTTTAGGTAGTTTGGCTGCTGAAAAAGCACGAGTGGCTCTTAATAAGAAAGCAGGTTACGATACTAGACGCAGAAATTTATTTCCTTCTCGTATGGGTGGAAGAACTGGTGGTGGAAGTATTTATCCTGCTGGTAGAGTAGGTACAGGTATTTATCCTGCTGGAAGAAGGACATCTGGCGGTAAATCTATTTTAGATGAACCTGTTTCAGCAAGACAAGCAGTTAATTTTTTTAAATATGATGTTCCTGATTTGTTTGGTGCTGGTCTTCCAACACAATTGGGAAGCCCTTATATATCTACCAATAGCCCTGCTTTCCACCCCTTTATCCCTACTCGTGGTATTCAATCTTATAACCCAATTTAATAAAAAGTTATTTAATATATATTTTAGGAAAATTATAATATAAAGAAATAAAATATTTAGTATATATATATATAATGATTGCTCCTCGCCTTCCCACCCCTCCTTCTTCTGCATTCCACCATACAATTAAACCTTCTAATTACCCATTCGTTTTTATGGGTGAAATCAACGAAAACCATTACAATAACGATATTTTAAGCCGTTATAATGGTATTAGAAAAAGCGGTAATAAATCTAGTTTATTTCATTACAAAACATACGATTGGGTTAGTCCAAACTATTATGTTGAACTTAAATCAAGAAATAACGATTTTGACTATTATTCTACTACTATGATTGGCTATAATAAAGTTGCAGAATGGGAAAAGGACACTACAGATAAAAAGTATTACTTTTTGTTTGGGTTTTTAGATGGATTATTTGAATGGGAACTTACAAAAGAAAATTATGATGAGATTGGCGGTTATGACTGCGTTAGACCTGCAGGAACTCAATATGTAAAGGATGCGACCTATACTACTTTTAATAAGAATAAATTACACTTGTATATACCTGTTAAAAAACTAAAAAAGATTAGTGATAAGGGCTGCTTAGTTCCTGACGAATTAGTTAGTAAATCTTTACGAAATATTATGAGTGGCGTATGTCTTATTAAATTCTAATTATAATATATTATTATATACTATGATTACTAATTTTGATATAGAAGAAATAGCAAAAAGTTTAAAACTGCCTATCGTTGGAGTATTTAGTAAGGATAAATTACCACAAAAGCGTTTTATTGGTAGTTACTACATTAATATGGAAGACAGCGATAAAGGTAATGGAACTCACTGGGTTTTTGCTCGTATTTTTGATTTTGGAAAAGCGATTTACTTTGATAGTTATGGCGTTAATCCACCAGAGCCAGTTAGAGATTTTTTAAAACCTTTTGCTCCTTTTGGATTTTCTAATAGACATATTCAAGATATAAATAGTGAAAATTGTGGTAGATTTTGCTTAATCTGTGATTACTTTTTTACTCATCAAGTTAAAAAACTAACGAAAGATAATGTTGAAGAATGCTTTGACGATTTTTTAAATTCTTGGTCTATTGATACTAAAACGAATGATAAAATACTTAATGAGCGATGGAATAATATAAGTTAAAATTCAAAATCAAAAATAGTATCAGTTTTATCTCTTGTTGCTAGAGCATACTCGCTTACTTTATTCTCAAAGAAATTTGTTTTAGATTGTAGTGATATTAGTAACATCCAGTCATAAGGATTTTTCACATCGTATATTTTACTATATCCTAATTGAAGTGATAATCTATCTGCTACAAACTTTATGTAATCAATCATACCTTTACTATTCATTCCAATTAATCTACAAGGTAAAGCATCACAAATAAACTCGCATTCTATTTCAACCATCTCCATTATGATTTCCTTTATCTTTTTGAATGATAATTTATTTACTAATTTTGAGTAAAGTAAAATAGCAAACTCTGTGTGTAATGCTTCATCTCTGCTTATTAACTCGTTACTGAATGTTAATCCTTGTAATAATCCACGCTTTTTAACCCAGAAAATAGAACAAAACGCACCAGAAAACGCTATACCTTCAACACAGGCAAAGGCAACTAATCTTTCCGCAAAGGATTTATCACTTGAAATATGTTTCTTACACCAATCTGCTTTTTTCTTTATGCAGGGAAATATGGTCATAGCATTAAACAAATCCTCTTTCTGTTTTTTATCCTTAATGTAAGTATCAATAATTTTAGCATAAACTTCTTGATGTATTCCCTCCATCGCAATTTGAAAGCCATAAAATAATCTTGCCTCACTATTCTGCACTTCATTATAAAATCGTTGTCCTAGGTTCTCATTAATTAATCCATCACTTCCAGCAAAGAACGCTAATATCATACTAATAAAATATCTTTCATCACTATCTAGTTTATTATTCCAATCATTCAAATCTTTCGCTAAATCAATCTCTTCTTCAACCCAGAAACTGCTTACTGCTTTTTTATACATATCAAAAATATCGTGATGTGTTACAGGCAGAATGGTGTATTTATTATCATCGCTAATCAAAAGAGGTTCTTCCATAATTATTAAAGAGAAAAATAATATAAAGATATTCTAATATTTATATATAGTATAGAATGGAGGAGATTTGCGAGTGCGAACTAAAAATTGAAAACGAAAAACCTATTTACTACACACCAGCAGTTAAACGAGCAATTATGAATTATCGTGGTAAGAATATTGAAAAGTATAATGAATTTCAGCGTAACTATTATCACACTAAGAAGGAAGATGATGACTGGAATGATAAGTTTAAGGAAAGATGCCGTGAGGCAAACAAGAGGTATAGAGAGAAAAAGCGTGAAACTTCTCCTCCGTTAAAAAGAGGAAGACCAAGAAAAATTAAGGAAATAGTGTGTGTATCAGTTTAATAAAAAATTGAAAACGATTTTTATTAAATATTTAGGGGAAATTTATATTTAGCGATATATAATATATATTTGAAAAAAAGGACATAAAAAGAAAATATTTAGTATATATATAAAGGGATATGGCGAATAGACCTAATGTGAAAAGCGAATTGTCTTTTTATGGCTTTAGCGGAAACCAAATTACAAGACCAAGATGGAACGCTATTGCTAATCAATTAGGTGTAAGACCAACTACACAGCGTTTTGCGAATATTACGGATAATTCAAATAAATCTGGAACACCCTATAAAGCGTTTGTGAAGCAAGTAAAAGAAAATATTAAAAATAAATACACTCGTGATAATCAAATTATTATCCAGCAATTTACCTTTGACTATAGAATTAGATTTAAGGAAGATAAGGGAAGATGGAGCAAGTGGTTCAAAAAAACTTTTAGCAGTCAAGTTCAAGGTAGGCGTTTCAATATTAATGAAAGGGTTTTACAATTACAAAGCGACGAAATAAATAGATTAGAAGAAAGTAATGCGGAAATAAAAGATATAACGGAACCTGATTTAAAAGAACCGCAAGTTGCTCCTATTATTGCAGGAAAACTTGTTGCGAAAGGCGTTAAAGTAGCAAGAATGAGAAAGATGGGTGCTTTGAAATTGGATTTAGATTATATTGGTGATACAACTTGGGACTTACAACAAGATACTTGTGTATTTGATTATATTTATCATAAATACGCTGGTAAAACAGGATTTAAAAAATCTTTGCCTGCTGATGATAGAGATAAATCCTATGAATATCTTAATAATTTATTTGCTGATTGCGATAATCAAAATCCTCTTGAGGAAGGTGTTAGTATAGAGCAATTAAAAAGTTTCTGTAAGCGGTTTGATATTGGTATGATTGCTTTGGATAAAAACGAAAAATTAATTGAATATGAAAAATCCAATAATCAAAATCATCCTCCGCTAATATTTATAACTTGTAACAATCACTTCTACCCTATTGAAAGCAAAACTAAAAGATTATCCATTAGTGCTAAAAATAAAGAAGCAGATAAACCTGATGAGGAAAAGCAAACTTGGAAAAGTGAGGACTTTGCCTTTGAGGATAAAAAGGGTAAAGACAATCCTGATTTGGAAATCGTATATCCTAATGATGATGAGCCAGATGGAAACGAATACGCAATTAAAATTATTAATCAAATAAAAACTCTTCCTAATCCGCAATCATTACGAGTTAGTGAAAATACAATTGAAAGTTTTAAAGTTGGCGATACTTTGTATATAACCAAAAGACCTGAAAAGGTCGTATTAAATTATTGCGAAAAGAATAATATCAAGTTTCAAGGTCAATCTGTTAATTCTATGTTAATGAATACTTGGGAGCAAATTGATAATGAGGATAAAGAAGAGGATAATGGATTTAATTCTCCAACAAAAAGCGAAAAAATATTATCTCTGGTTAATCCCTTGGTTCATAAAACTTTAACAACTGAAAAGGTTAAATACAGAACTCATTATGGTGCGACAAGAAACTTGGAAGAATTATTTGAGATAATACCTCCTATGAGTATTAGAATGAAGTATGTTGTAATTGAAAAGAATTCCTATAAAAATATATTTACTGGCGAAACGATGTGTGAAACAAAAGAAATCGTAAAGTATCATAGAGTTGTGTTTCCACCCAAAACAAAAATACAACAGGCGTTAATTGATGGTGATGCTATTGGTATAGATATTAATAAGTGCTACTCTTCTTGTATTTACGACCCATACGATAATTGGATTAAATATAGTGCAGAGGATACTTGGGAGGATTATGATGGCGAACTTAATACTGGCTTGTATTATGTGGAAACTGATGATTTGACTTTGCTTCATCAAACAAATATTTATTCTAATAAAATTATTGAACTTGCTATAAAAGAAAAAATACCACTTGTAATCAAAAAGCAATTAGTTCATAAGCAGCGATTACTTGACGAAGAACCTATACCTAAAAATCACTTTCATAAATTAATTAAATCTATAAAAGAAAATACAAAAGGCGACAGATTAGGTAAGTTAATGATTAATATGATTTGTGGCTATTTGGGTAAAACTGAAACTATAAAAAGAACTGCGGAATTGGATACTGACCCAGACGCAATATGGCGACACTATCTTGCCTGTGAGCGTCCAGAGGACGATGAAGATTTTAAAAGGTTTTTCTTTCAAGAGGATTTTGAGGAAACGGAATATAATAGATTTCACAAAGATAATCTAATCCTAAAAACTTTGGAAGGTATTAATAATGAAAAGGTTTATCTGTATGGATATGAAAGCAAAAGTGGTATGAATGAATATACCTTGCCTATGTATTTACAAATATTAGATTGGTCTAATATGAGGTTATTTGAATTAGGTAAAAAAGTTGGTGGCGAAATAATTTATAGACATACTGATTGTATTGTAAGTTTGGGTGGTAAAATACCAATTAGAGATATGACTAATATTTGGGGTGATTATTCTATTGAGGTTAAAGAATTTAATTTTAAATCTATAATGAAAACGGAAAGGCATATTGAGATAAAAGAATTTGAAAAATCTTGGAAATCTAATCCTGCTTATAAAACGAGTAGCGATTGGAATGATATTATAAAGTATGCGATTGATAATGGTGGTCTGCTAATTGAAGGGCGTGCTGGAACAGGAAAAAGTTTCGTTCCCAAATCTGCCTTTAATAGTGGTGTTATGAAATTAGATAATAAAGTTTCTGTTGATGAATATGGTAAGGAAACCAAAACCTATGCTGATACTAAAACTATGAGTTTTACAAATAAGGCATCAAGAGGTATTATGGGAACAACAATCCATAAAACTTTACATATTACGAGTGCTGAAACAATACCACGAAAAACTATGAATGGATTAAAAAAATACAAGTATTTTGTAATTGATGAAATAGGTATGTTTAGTAATGACTTATGGAGATATTTGTTGCTATTGAAGCGAACCAATCCTAAAGCAATATTTATATTACTTGGCGACTGGCGACAATTGCCTCCTATTGATGAAGGTAGAATGGTTGATTGTGATATATTTAATCATCCTATCGTAAAGTATCTTTGTAATAATAACAGAATTGAATTGACTGAAAAGCAAAGGTATAATCAAGAGTTATGGGATTTCTTAGAAAAGGGTGTTGAGGAAGGTATATGGGAGGGAATACAGCAAAGCAAAGTATCGTATGATGAAATTTATGGTAGTAAAAGTATTTGCTATTTAAATAAAACACGAGTAAGAATAAATAGTTTGTGTATGAACTATTTCAAAGATTTAACTGATGATGCTGTGTATCTGGAACACATACCTAAAAAGGTTATTAATAATTATGGCGAAGAAGTTGATGACCCTAATGATAGAAGGCAAAGTGTTTATTTGTATATAGACCTTCCTGTTATGAGTTGGAAGAATTGCGTAAAACTTGGAATTGTAAATAGCGAAGAATTTAGAGTTAGTTTAATTGATGAAGAGCAAATAGAATTAACTCGTGATGAGGGCG